TCACAATGCTTTTAAGATATTGCTGAACTTTTCGGCAGTCTCTTTTTTCTTGTCCTTGGCAAGGTGGCTATATGTATCTAAGGTTGTTGTTATTTTAGAATGTCCCAACCGCTCTTGTATTTCTTTAGGGTTCACATCATTATTCATCAACAAACTAGCGTGAGTGTGTCTGAAACCATGCAATCCGATATTTGGGAGCCTTGCTGATTCCAAGTGAGAAGAAAGACGCACTCTCTCACTCTCATAAATCAATCTTTGACCGTCATAAGAAAATACTACACTATCAGACAAACCTATCACTTTATTATGGTTATTTTGGAATTTACGCCAATTGGCTAAAATTTGTAAAGTGGCATTATCAAGCGAAATAATTCTATTACTTCCTTTAGTTTTGGGGCTATCTTGCACTTCTCTGCTCTGTAAAGTTGTCTTTGTTACATTAACAAGTTTTTCGGAGAAGTCTATATCAGACCAATTCAAAGCCAAAGCCTCACCAATACGTAAACCAGTAGCCAATAATAGACGATATAAGGCATTATGTAGCTGGTTCTCTATACTTGGCTCTAATGATTCAAGATATTCTAAGAACATTTTCAGCTCTTTATCATCAAAATACTTAATCTTTTTAACTGTCCTTGTCTTTAACTTAGGAGGGAAAACTTTAGTAGCTGGATTGTCGTTTATCGCTCCTAATTGCACACCATAATCAAGGATACGTTTGATGATATTGAGCATTATCTTATAGTTTTTACCTTTACCCTTTTCACGTTTACCACTAATAATCTCAGAGGTATTAGCATTCTTAGACCAATCATTAACAATACTTTGTAATAACATCGGAGTTATTTTTGGTAAAACGTATGTCCCAATAGCTGGTAAAATATAAACTTTTAGATAATTTTTCACTGAACGTATACTGTTAGCTTTAACCGTCAGCTTATAACTCTCAAACCAACTCAAAGCCAAAGATTCAAAGTTATCAAAAACCACTTTTTCCCTTGCAATTGTTGACCCATTATTGATAAACTTATTTATAGCTTGGCGTGCTTTAATATCACACATTTTTCTACTATTGGCACTTACACTTGTTCGTACTTGCTTACCAGTCAGACTATCTACGCCTAAATAAACGTTAGTTCGTACACCTTTGTACCGTCTTTTTTTATATATTCTTTAATATTCATATTATTTCTTCCTTTCCATTTTGTACTAATGTCAGGCAAGGCATGTACGAGGATTGAGAAATATTGTTATTAGAGCTTATACGATTAATTAGTTAACTGGTTTATTAGTTTATAGAGTTATTAAATTCTCAACTGATATAGTATTATTTACGGTAACAAGAGTAACAAAGTATTATAAAGGTAGTTATATCAAGGGTTTATACTGTTACCTTTCTCTAAAATAAGAGTAACAGTAAGGTATCAATGGTAACAGATTATAAGAAACAGACTGATAGTTATTTAGAAGTGAAAGAATGCCAAGCAAAACTAAATAATTTTTTAATAGCCCAAAATATAATAAAGCTTTTAATTGTTTCTTTGATTGCTTTAAACATTTATATTTCCTCCTATCAGCTTTTAACGTGGTTCAGTGATTGCACGTATTATGGTTAAGTAAAAAGTAGTAAATAACTAGTTGCAAATGTGAACAATAAGCTTATATTGATTTCTACAAGCCTTACATCACGCGCATTCTATTAACTGACTGGGCGCGTGATATCATTGTCTGCGGTTGATATGCCTTCCTCTAATATCAGATACATCCTTGGCTAGCGTTAGGGTTTCTCTATCAATTACTCTTAGCTCTCCGTCTTCAAGTTTTACGATATAACTATTCTTTAATTCAGACTCATCTCCTCTGATAATCGTAGCTTCCTGCCCGTTTGATAGTTTAATGATGTCATCTCTTTTCATAGCTTGTTCTTCCTTTTATGCCAGTTGATGAACAGCATAAATAATAATTAGTAAAATAAAAACTAATTCAATAATAAATGATTGTTTGTCCTTATTCATATTCTCCTTTCAAAAAAAATAATTTAAACGATTGGATCAAGCACGAAGTAAAAAAGAAATGCTGAAAGAATCCCCCACAATAAATTATTATGAGAGATAGCATGAACTAAAGTTACTATAGCTAAAATGAACCATATCACATCAGTTGGCTTATATTTGGTTGGTAGCTTCATAATAAACCTTTCTATCTTAAATTAACAGGTTGATGAATGCCAAACGCCTGTACCTGCCACAGACGTATAGCAAGGATGATTAACAGTACCATCAATATAAATACGCCTAGAGACATCATAAATGTTATAAGAGGGTCTTTCTTTCGAGCCATATTAAACCTTTCTATAATTTATTTTATACCTGTCATCACAGACGATATGAACTTTCGTAAATTTCCGATAGTTGAGGTAAAGTAAAAAAGTTACTTGCCCTAATTAGATTGTGGCAATAGTCGTAAAATGCGACCTCAGGTAGTTTAACAAAAAAATTGTAATAACTATGTCTCTATTTCTTAATTTGAAACCGAATATAAAAAAGTGTAAGATGAAAGTATAATGATTTTGAGATGTCATTACTTTCAAGTATTAAGCTACTCTTTCGAGTGGCTTTTTAATGTACAAATTATAGAATATGTTGTATAATCTATTTATTCCAAACATAAACTTTTTCTAAAGTTTTGCACAGAGCGTCCTATTTCAAACTAGGGCGCTTTTTTTATTTTCCAAATTAAACCATTTACGCTAGAAAATACGAGTGATTTGATAGAAAATATCTGATAAACAGCTTTATTAAGCCATTTTTTTCGCGTGAAAATACGCTTGTTTTATTTTATGGGTTAAATCCAACTAGTAAGAAATATTTACATCTTCATTATTGCTAACGTCGGCAAAATTGGCTGTTATGCGTTTAGAGTGAACCTATAGAGATTTGTGCAAAAATGTTCATATCCTATTATTGGTTTCAGAAAAAAGTGAAACCAAAAACATATAAATAAAATGAGATTATGGCTAGATAAAACTAACAAGGTTTAGACAAGGTTAATCACAAAATTGTGAAAAAGTATCCTTCGTTATCTGAGACACTAAAAAAAGGGGTAACGATTCGTTCCTCCCTAGCAAGTCGCGAATCACGACCCCTTAATAACAACAACGAAATTTTCGTTTTTGCCACTTGTTGCAGAAAGTTGAGACGATTAACGGAGGGAAGAATCACTTCGTTAATACTTAGCTCGTCAGTTACTTGCAAAATGTAAGCAAACTGACAGCGGTTCAGGGTGTAAAGATTTTAACGCCCTCAAAATTGTGGAGGTTATCAACACTAGACAAAGCTATACCGACATCACGTCGGTCAGGGGTAACTTTGAGGTGTACCCATTCAAAACAAAAATGTTATAGCTCCGTAGTTACAAATACACAGCAAATTCTAGCAACATACAAAATTTACATACTGTCCTGAAAATCCATAGTTGAAACTACGCATGTTATATAGATATTTAGAACAAGCGTACCTGAAGGTACACCCATAACAATTTGAACCACCGTAGTTACAACTACGCAGAAAGCTGTCATTTGAAATGACAACATACAAAATTTACATGTAGTTATTCCCCAGAAGTGGGGAAGCTGTCAACCATTCCGCAACCAAACGACAACCAAAAAGCCCATTGCTAACTGTTGGCGAATGTTGGCAGAAATTGACTTGCTAAGTCATTTTATTTATTGATGTTTTATGATATTAATAACCGTGTCGCCCTTTTGTAAGTTCGCTTCTTAGTCTTAGTATCATTTTTATCAATAAAATTCTCATTTCATCTCCTCCCAGTTTTTAGTGACTGGAAACACATAGATTTACAAATATCATGCGCACAAGCGCTTTTTATTTTGCATTCCTAAAATTTAGGATTTGCTATAGTATGCTGTTCATCGCAACACTAAAGAAAGTATTGAGAGTATCGATAAAACGGCAATGAGACCTATACGTCCTATTTTCATATATTTATTTTCAGGATTTTTCAATACTACTACTACAAAAAGCAATGAAATGAACATTGACGGCATCAAGTTAATTTTTAAAAATACCCTTATCATTAGAAGTATTAATAAACCAAATAAGAAAATTATAGTTTTGGCAATAACTTTTTTATTAATACCTCTTTGTTCGTTATTATTTACTTTCATTTTTATATCCTTTTCTACTTGACAAAAACTAACAAATACAGTTGTTTTCAACTGTTTCATTATATCCGTCAACCATTGATATTCCTTGACTTTCGCGTGTTTTATAACTTTTGTAGTGTCATCTTTGACGTTACAAGTACTAAATAATACTAAAGGCTTAATCTTATAGCGAGTTGCTATAAAGCTTTTAACGTGGGCAGTTTCCCCTTGGTTATTTTTTGAACCTTTAGAGCTATGCTAAGAAATGCTAAGGTTCACAGCTATATAGACTTTAGCACTATTAAAGTTCTAATCTATTGCTTTTTTCATTTCATGAATAACTCTTCTTAATTTTGGCAAAGGTAATTCCATCAGGTCAGCAAACTGTTCTTGTGGTAGTCTGTAGTGTTCTCCAAACATTCTCTCATACTCAGCTATAATTACAGCTTTTTGCATTTTTTCATCTAAGTTATCAATACTCTTTAAGTAGTCCGATAGTTTCATGTTTCCTCCTTTTTTAACCCACCAACTCAAACCAGCACAGCTCATACAGCAACGCACGAGCCTCGTCATAAGCGTTGTGATGATAGCCGTAGAAGTCTAAGAAGTTGTATATATTTAGCGTGTCGCGCGTGATGATGTCAAAACGGCTGATATAATCAATCGTCATTATCATCTTGCTTTGTACGTTCCAAAGGAGAACGATATGTTTTTGGCGGTTTCGGAAGATTATCGGCCGCTTCCTTAGCAATTTTTTTCGAATAATCTATACTTGATTTTTGAGGCATTCTGTCAAAGCTGTTTATTTTTTTACGCTTTGTACTGAAATAACCATCACTCTTATTATTCCCAAAGTGGCTCTCTTCAGTTAAATCTATTGGACCATCATAAAAACTTTTTACTACTGAATTAAGAGTTTTCACAAATTGTTTGAACTCTACGCCAGCATTTTCGTGTGATTTATTCTTTGTATATTCATCACTTTTCCCAACTGCTAATGTTAATACCTCTAGCAGTTCATATTCTAAATCATCATAACCATTATCATTGAATTTATCTGCAAATTTTATTAGTTTTTTTACTTCTGATGGTAGCAACATGTCTTTAAAAATTTTGGTAAAACCTTCGTCATTATCATGTTCGACTCTACCTAGCAAGTAATCAACACTAACATCAAAATAATCAGCGATTAGCGTAAGTTTTTCGGCTGTTGGTTGCTGGTTTTTTAATTGATATAGATAGTTCACTCCAAAACCAAGTTCTTCAGAAACCTTTTGAAGTGATTTTCCCTGTTTAGCTGATAGTTGTTTTATTCGTTCAAATGTTGTCATAGCAAAGCCTTTTCAAAAAGTAACGAAAAATAAAATAACGGTATGCGATAAAATTCTTGACTTTTATAACGGTATACAGTAAAATAGATTTCAGTTAAGTTATTCAACAAAAAAGCAAAGACGTCTTTTAACTAGCTCCCCAGCAGGTTTATAAGTTCGATTATTGCTCTTTTAATTATGCTTATATTTTACTGTATATCGTTAAAATTGTCAATCATTTACATTAAAAACAGTAAAACCAAAAAGAAAGAAGGTAAAAATGCCACTACTAACCCCAGAAATGAAAAAAGCCTTACGACGAGTTCAGGCGGACAAATTCCTGACTAAAAAACAACTTGCTGAATATATCGGAGTAAGCGAAAGCACAGCAATATATCTAACTAAAGACAACGAACCGCAGAACGTTAAAAATAAAGTGTTTAATGCCGTTGTTTCCGCTATTGCTGAAAATTGCTGACCTAACATGACCGCAATGTCTTTAAACGAAGTAGAAATGAGGATAAATGAACTTACAATTAGTCAATCAAGAATTATTCAACGGTGTTACCTGTGACGTTTGGCGTAATGATAATCATGAAATTTTCATGACAACTGAACAACTTGCTCAGTGTATTGGATATCAAACTAGATATGGTATTACAAAACTAGTACAGAAAAATAAGTATCTCAAAAACAGAGAATTTTCAGTTAGTGCCAAATTGGCACACGGTGACGGAAAGCAATACGATACTCGAGTATTTACTTTTGAGGGAATCAAAGAAATTCTTTTCCTTGCACCAAAGAGTGAAACGGCTCGAAAATTCCGTGAATGGACACGTAGCGTATTGAAAGCTTATTTCAAAGGCGAATTAGTCAAAGCCAAAGAAATGGCAAAAGCCACTATCACACGGCGAGAATTATCGACTGCCATCAGTGAAAGTCCTCACTTTGAGAAAAATTATCATGTTATCTTTGCTGATATGCTGACAGCTCTTGTTACCAATGGTAAGTATAAGAGTGTTAGAGGCATGAGAAAAGCGCTAGGACGTCCTAACGCAAAACTTAAACAAATGCTTGACAGTCCCAAAGAACTGCAGTTACTGCAAACTTATGAATCGAGTATTACTAATTTACTAGATTTAGGTTTTGACCGACACCAAATCAAAGTATTTTTGACAAAAGAAAAAGTCCCAACCGACCAAAGTAAAGACTTTTAATAACAAAGCATGATTCACGCACTAACGTGATTTCATGCTCTTATTTTACCATAATGAGAGGAATTTTCAACATGAATAATACAGCAAACAAAGAAACTTATATCCTTGATGATTCAATCGCATTTGAACTCATGGATTTATTAAAAGCCAAAGCAAGACATTTTATACAGCTTAATGAGTACGTTTATCGCTTGTTTGACGGTCAATCAGTAGTAACTTTCACAACTTTAGAAAACGATATTCAAGTAGAAATGGTTAAGGGGTAAGAAAATGGCAACAATAGATATTACTGAACAAGCCCCAGGCACGCAATCATCTACTTTCAAAATAGAAGATTTAGAGAAAGCAGGAACTTTTGAAAATAAACATTTTTTAATTCTCTCTGTAAAAATGAATTCTGAAATTGGACATCAAGTTTTTTTAAAAAGCGTAAAAAACAAAAAAACAGTAATTATTTTCAATCAAAATAAAGCACCTCTTTGTATCAAAGTATCCCATGAGTTTGCACAAAGTTGGAAACTGAAAAAACAAGCCGAAATTAAGAAAAGAGATAAAGTATGAAATTTATAAAAATGGACGTTATAAGCACAGAAATACTGCCTATTTGGTGGGTTAAACCTAGTCGTGCTGAAGTAAAAAAAATATTAATTGTCAATGAATCTAAAGCTCCAAAGTTGCATATAAGATTTAAACGAGGAGGGAAGAAATGAATGATGACACTTTAATAAACCTTGTTGCCCGTGGCTTAGTGGATAAAATCATTCATTTATTTAATAAGTATCTTGGTACACAGCTCAAAATCAGAAATGAAAAGCGGGTATTACCTTATATCTCTAAAAAGCGTGTTATGGAAGACTTAGATATATCAGACGGCACACTTGATAATTGGGAAAAGCACGGATTGAATCGCTATAAACCAAGATACAAAACCTCACTTATTTACTATTTGATTGATGATATATGTAAGTTCATCATTATAGATACTTAGCAACTTGTCAGGCAAGGCAAATTTTATTAAAGGATTGAGAAAATGACAAATATTATTAGAGCTTGCACTTATGTGGCTGGTATTGATAGCGTAGGCATGCAAAAATTAAAAGCCTATCATACGGAGCTGACAGACAAGCAAATCGAAAAAATAGACCCATTGAATGCAAACACAGGCACGGTTGATTATTCTTTTAAAGTTCGTAAATACAAGCACGGTGTCCGATTTGAGGGCGAAAAAGAGGGCGGAGAAATCAGCTTATTTGATGAGGTAGCGAAATGATTGAACACCACCAAGGCTACACGGCTATAAAACGGTACGGACGGAATAGTTTTAGACCAGTAGGCAAACACCCGTTTAAGATGATTCACAATGCACGAGCGGTCAAATACGACCTCATACAGCAGTTTGAGGAGAGTACAGGCATAATCTTACCCTGCGGAGTAAAAAGCAACTTATGCACGCAATCAGTACCGTTTTTAGGCAAGCAATTAGCTGTTATGAAAGTACAAATAAAGGAAACTAAACCATGAAAATTACTATTGATGTCCTTGAAAATGAAAGCAATAAGGACAATTTAGAGTATCTTATCAGCGATACAAGCAACGAAGCTATTACTGTTTTAATGTTCGCCTTGATTGGCGAAGCTAGACAGAGAGCAAGCTATGAGCAATTTTTAGAAACCATTACTAGAATTTGGGGGTATTTCAATGAAGATAACTGACTTACAGAAATTAGACCAAAACATTATTAAATTTCTTGCTGAACATCGAGGAATTGACCGAGCTGTCAAAGGTAGAAATTTAGCACAAAACCTTAACATTGATTTTCGTACCTTACAAGGTCGCATTGAGTACCTACACAAGCAAGGTTGCGCCATTGGTTCGATTGATAACGGCTATTTTATCCCAACTAATGAAGACGAGCGCAGAGCTGGAATCATAAAAAAACAACGCACAGGCATAGCGATTAATAATGCAGTCAATGGCTATACGCTTGCAGAACTTGATTGGATTGACCAACTTTTTAAGGAGGACTAACAAAGTGAATTGTTATTTATGTGGTAAACCTCTAAAAGAAAATGAAGTCATTCCCTATCAAGAGCGACAAATTTGTGATGAATGTGAGTATAAATGGGAGGTTGACGATTGACAGATTTAGAAGCACAACGCCAAGCGTGGGAACGATTAGAAAACAATCATAAGCGCGTTCTGGCGTTACCGTGGGAAGAATTCGACCATATCGACAGTGCAAAAATACCAAGAGCGCTTGATTTTATCCATGTTTTACACCGTGATGATTTTGAATATCCTTATCTGTCAGTTAAAACAGCCGAGGGGAAAATCAGAATTAAACGCCCTACCTTTCATATTAATAATGGGCTGAACCATTTCTCACTCTTTTATGGCAGAACAAAAGCCAATAAAGACGAAACAGAGACATCAATTTCAGAAGAATCAAATGTGCCAAGATATGTTCATGCTATTATGGACTATCTCGCAGGAACAATCGCCATTTATAAAGAATGTTTCTATTTGATTAATGATGATGAACTCGTATTACTTTCACAAATGAAACTATCAGAACGTTATCGACTATCAAACCGTAGTACTTTTGATGTGAGTGCAGTTGAAGAAATATTACTTTTCATTCATGAACACTTACAGCTTGAACCCATAAAAGCCATAAAAACAGCGGTTATCGCTTGTAATGATTTCCAAATGGATTTACATACCAAAGACATACGAGTTGATACACAACCAAGTGAAAAAGAGTGTTATTTTAAACGCTATGAGTGTAATTATAATGATGTCATGAAAATTGTTGCCACTTATGGTAATTACTTAGATATGGTTATTGATGATAAAGACAGTTTGCATAATGCGAGCTTACAACCGATTTATACCATGCTTGTCGCTTGCCGTGAGGGAACAAAAGCAAAATTCTTTGTCAGTAAGTCCGCAGAGCGTACAGGTAAAGGATTAAGGCACAAGGTTATTTCAGCCCCTTTTATCACAAAAGATATCTTACTAGATAACTTGGGTGGTGGTGGTTTTGAAGCCTTAAACGCTTGGGCGCAGTTAGACGGTGGCGAGTTCTTACTGGCAACTGAACAGGGCGACATCACAGGTAAAGCCATGGAGCGTGCTTTGAAAGTGATTGCGACTGAGGACACCCACCAAGCACGACAAACAGGCGGAAACACCAACAATGTCAATCTCACAGGCGTTCTGTCTATTGATAGCAATGCGAAAATATTACTTGATGAGGGCATGAACTCACGAGCAGTCAATATCGCTTTTCGGAATCGCCCAGCACAAGAGAGCGACAACGAACGCGAACAGATTTTTTCTGAATACTGGGAGGCGTTTACCGTACAGACAGCAACCAGTACTAGCAGAACAGCTAAAATAAGCGCAGGCGTTGCTAGTTTGGTGCATAGCTTTTTATATTGGAAGTCCGAAAAATTCAAGTTTAATTTTAAAATCGTTGAAATGAACAACTTACTTGATAACAGTATGCTTGATGATGTGCAGGAGCGGATCCTTGAAATATACACGCAGGGCAACCCTATCATTTACTTTGAGCATTTCCCTGATATTGTTCCACTCATGAAAGAAACTTACACAGGAGCAGGCAGACAAGCTAAAAGAAATAAAGCGCTGGAGTTTATAGGTTTTAAACAAGTCAATAAAAAAGTGATGAAGCAAGACGGTTCAGGATATACCAGCAAACAGGCTTTCGTCATTAGGAATAAAAAAAGACTACAACAAATCTCAACATCTTACCTAGAAAACATGATAAAAGATAACCAATTATAGACAAAACTATATTCTGAATATAGTTTGGATATAGATTTATGATAGCTACAAACCCCATTAATAAGGGAAAGAATATAGATAATATAGAGAATATAGATTTATATAGGGGTATATTATTTTTATAAAATATTAAGGGTTATAAAACTATACCAATTATTAAGTGGAAATATTAAATATATTGGGGGTGGGCAAAAACTATATTATTTATATTATCTATATTCTTTTAAGGAATTATAAGGGTTTGTAGCCTGTATGAAATCTATATTCTTTGAGGTAAAAACAGTATTCTTTTGCTTGTTTTTGATAAAATCACTAGAAAAAATCAAAAAGCGATATAAAACATACACCAATACTAACTATACCAATTATAAAAGGAACAAAAACATGAAAAAAGCACGCTGTCCGACAAATTGGATTTACTGACAGAACCTGACTTAAAAATATAAATCGGAGAAAATAAAATGAGCAACGAAACAAAAAAATTAGAAATCCCAGTCGCTGAAAACGAGAGGAATAAAGCAGTTGAAAATCTTCTCTCATTAAAAGAATACTTTGATAACCAACTTAAATCAGACCAAGAAACTTATCAAGCGATCGCGACATTAGGCGATAAGTTGGGCGTTCTGTGGAATGCCGATAAGTAATAAATAACGAAAAATGGAGAAATAACATGCAAGTAAAATATATTGAAGAAGCAAAAAACAAACTCGAAAAACAAGCTAAACCACTCACTAAAAAAGTGGATAAAACGAATCAATTAATTTCTGAATTAAAAAATAAAATTGAAAAAATGGAAAATCAATCTCAAAATGATGATATTGATGAATCACTCAAAGCCTTATCTGAATTGAATAACGATAAGCAATTACTAGAGACATTAGAAAAACGGCTGGCGGAGGAACAGAAAGAGCTAGATGTTTTCTGGAGTTCTCAAGAAGTTGATGATACTATCAGAGAAGCAGTAAGCCTAGCAGATAATTTGAGTAACATTGAGCTAGATTTATTAAAAAGTACAGTGTCTAAAGATACGAAGAAAAAACTAAAGGAATATAACAAGGAAGTTGATGACCAACGTTATCGCCTTCAGGAATCAGGGGATTACTTACTAGAAAAATCAAATGTTTATTCTCGAGCCGAATTAGATAATTTAATTAGTCAAAAAAACAGAAGTCATAAAAATAACTTTTTCTTTGGAATTGTTAGAGTAATGGCAGGTCAGTATAAAAAAGAATTAATGGAATTTCTAAAATCTGAAAAAATACTGACTGATTTAGATTAGGGGATTAAATGACTAAAAAAACAGAAATTAATTTTGGGATTGATAGCAAACTAGAAATTAGAGACGCAAATAAAAAAGCAGGATTCATTGGGCAAATTGCAGGGTATGCCATTGTATTTAATAAGCCAAGTGTGCCTAATGCACCTTTTATTGAGTATATTTCTTCATCGGCGCTCAATAATGTTGACCTAAGCGATGTATTAGCTTTATATAACCATGATTACGCCAATGTGCTAGGCAGAGTTGATGCAGGAACTTTAAAGTTAAGCATTGATAACGTCGGCTTGCATTTTGTTTTGGATATGCCAGATACAACAGTTGGCCATGATGTCTATAACAACATAAAGGCTGGAAACCTTAAAGGCATGAGTTTCGGCTTTGTCGTGGCAGACGGTGGCGATTCGTGGCGACAAGGAGCAGATAGTCCAATAAGAATTATTAATCAACTTCAAACGTTGAGTGAAATAAGTGTTGTAAGCAGACCAGCTTATGATGATACTTCTATCAATGTCACTCGTTCTATCAAACAATTTGAAGACGAGCGTACACGAAAGTATAAAGAAAAAGTAAGAGCTTATCTTGACGGATTAAGTGATTAGATTATAATAAAAAAACCTAGTCTTTATTGGCTAGGTATTTATTGTTAATGTCAGAAAAAGCGAAAGTGACACCGTACTTCGGTAACATGTTACCGTTAGCGGTAACAATTTAAACCGCATGGTTAAGCTATTTGTAGAGTGTTGTTACCGTGTTACCGTACTTTTCCTACTTCGCTAGGAATTATATAGAAAAAGGAAAATATTATGAATGATAAAGAAATTGAAGAACTTGGAAAAGTTATTGACGAAGCAGAAAAGCAAGGACTGACAGACAAAGAAATCGCGTCAGGCTTAGTTGCCGGTGCTATATTAGGCGGATTTGAGGTAGTAAATAAATAATGTAACTGTAGTTCAGTAACACGTTACTGTTAGAAGTAACAGCTTTAACCTTATGGTTAAGCCGTTTGTAGAACTTTGTTACTATGTTACCGCAAAAACACCTACTCGCTAGGAATTTATAATATAGCATGAAAGGATATAAAATAGATGGTTAGATATTATTGGGGGAGACCTCAAGATGTTGTAAGGTGGTATCTTAGAGGAACTTTATACCTAAGCGCTCAAAGCAGAAAGTCATATATTGAAAAGACAGGAGCTGAACGAGGCAACTTACCAAGACTTCTTAAATTATTAGATAATCTTGATGAGCTATTTGATTCAGTCGATACTGACAGCATAGCTGTATTATGCTTGAGGTATGTAGAGCTATTAAGTGTCGCAGAGACTACAAAACGTACAGGACTATTAGCTTATCAGATTACAGCTAAGACAGGTAAGATCATGAAGAAAGCTAAGGAAATTATATCTAAAGTATGATATAATGGTCTTATAAAAAAAAGACGCAGAAATGCGCATGGTATGATAATGCAGGAAAGTATCTCTAATTGTGGGGGTGCTTTTTTGTTTGGAGGATTGTATGATGAATGAGCTAGAGTTTAATATCAGATTATATCTCACAGGTACAATGAAGTCATGGACGGATAGGATAGACAGCTCAGACCAACTCACACCACAACGCTTTATATTCAAAGCAATGACAGAGGTGTTTGATTCATTGAGTGATGATGACCTAGAGTTAATCAGACTTAGATACATGGAACGCTTGACACTATCAGAAGTTGCAAGCCGTTATCTGTTAAACGAACATACTATTAGAAACCATACGAACCCAACTATTAAGCAAGTGAAAAAGATTATAAAACAAGGTAATGAACTTTCAATAAAACAAAAAAGCCCGTGA